CGGGACCAGATGGTCGCCGACGTCAAGAAGATCTCGTCGGAGATGGGGATCATGACCGACCAGACGATCCCGGCCCTCTACGACGCGATCGGCGCCGGCGTGCCCCCGGAAAACGTCTTCGCGTTCATCGAGGTCGCCCAGAAAGCCGCGGTCGGCGGGGCGACGGACCTCACGACGACCATCGACGGCCTGACTTCGGTGGTCAACGCCTACGGGGCCGATATCCTTGACGTGGGAACCGCCTCGGATATCATGTTCCAGACGGTGAACGTCGGTAAGGTCTCGTTCGCAGAACTCTCACAACGGCTCTACAACGTGGTGCCGACCGCCCAGGCGCTCGGGATCTCGTTCGGGGAAGTTGGGGCAGCAATCGCCGCGATGACAGCACAGGGTGTGCCCGCATCGGTCGCGACGACCCAACTCCGGCAGATGTTCGTCGAACTCTCAAAAGAGGGCGGCAAGACATCGACCCTGTTCAAAGAGTTGTCGGGGAAATCGTTCCGCGAGTTCATTGCCGGCGGCGGGACGGTGCAGGAAGCCCTGCAGCTCCTGGAAAAACACGCAGGCGCAGCAAACGTCGGGATCAACGATCTCTTCGGGTCGGTGGAAGCCGGGTCCGGGGCGCTTGTCCTGACCGGTCGCGGGACCGAGGCGTTCACCGACGCGCTCGCTACGATGGAGACTGCTGCCGGAGCCACCGAATCCGCATACCAAACGATGGAGCAGGGGATCAACCGGCAGCTCGAAAAACTCGCCGCCGAGTTCAACGTCATCTTCCTCGACCTCGCCGGGGCTCTCGTCCCGGTCGTGAACGGCTACATCTTGCCGGCGCTCCGGGGGATCGTCGACGGGATCAAGACGGTGATGTCCTGGTTCGGCAACGCTGCCGATTCGCCCGACGCCCTGGTCGGCACACTCCGGGGCAGCCTGGCCCCGGCCATCGAGTATTTCCAGGGAAAACTCAGCGATCTCCAGGCGTGGTGGGACGACCACAGCCCGGCGTTCCTCGCCGCCTGGGACGCGCTCTCTGCCAGCATCCAGTGGTCGATCGAGAACATTGTCACTCCGATCGCGACGGCGCTGGTGCCGGTGCTCGATTTCTTCCAGGAGAAACTCGCCTACATCTTCGACTGGTGTGAGGCGAACGCCCCGCTCTTCATCGCAGCCTGGGAGAACATCGGGGCGGCGGTCAAGTGGGTCATCGACACCGTGATCGTCCCGCTCATCGAATGGGCATGGCCCTACATCGAGACGATCATCTCCGGGGTACTGGATATGATCCTGGGTACCGTCAAACTCTTCGCCTCGCTTATCGCCGGGGATTGGGAGGCAGCCGGTGAAGCCCTCACAGAGATAGCCAAAGGGGCGATGCAGGCGCTCGTCGGCGTGATCTCAATGGGGTGGGACGCGATCGCTACCGGGATCGAGTTCGTCGGACAGGGGATCCTGGGGTTCGTGTACGGTCTGTGGAAGAACATCGTGCAGTGGACCGAGGACTCACTCAACAAGATGATCGACCTGATCAATGGGTTCATCGAGTCCGCAAACAGAGTCACGGAGAAAGTGGGAATCTCACTCCCAAAACTGGGCCGGATCCATCTCCAGGCGGACAAGATTGAGATCCCAAAACTCAAGATCCAGCGGTGGAGTGAGACATCGTTCAGTAAAGAGATCGATGAGTTCCTGAAGAAAGACGAGGAGGAAGAGGAAGAGGAAGAAGAGGATATCGATAAGGAGTTCGAGGACGAGCCCGAGTCCAAACCGGCCCCCGCGCTCCCGAAATCTCAACTCCCGGTCGCGCCGAAGCCGGAGATCCCGGCCACTCCTCCGGCGGCTACGATCCCGCCCGTTGAGAACCCCGAGATCCCCGTTGACATACCGGAGATCCCGGAGACTGAGCCCCCGACGATCCCGGCACCGTCGGTATCGGTCCCGGCACTCGATACCCCGCTCCCGGTCTCGGTGACGAACTGGGATCAGATGGTCGCTAGGATCCCCGTGCAGGAGCCCGGAGAGCAGGCAGCCGTCCCGGAGGTCGAGGTGATCCCCGTCGACATACCGGAGGTCTCGGAGAGCGAGATCCCGGTGGTCGAACCGCCGGCAGTCGTCACTCCCGCTCCTGAACTCCCGGATCTCCCCGACTTACCGGAGAGTGAGATCCCGCCCATTCCCCCGACCTCTGTCGAGATCCCGGAGACTGAGCCCCCAACGATCCCGGATCTCCCGGAGCCCGGCGTCCCTGAATCCTCGCCTGCACCGACCCCGGCGTTCTCCCTCCCGATCCCGGTTACGGTGATTAACTGGCCCGCCGCCTTGCGCCCGGTGCAAGCAGCACCGCCGGCGGCAGATGAGCGGGTCGAGCCCGTCGAGGAGGAAGAGGATATCGACAAGGAGTTCGAGAAAGAGTCGGAACCCGAACCGACCCTCTCTCCCCCGAAGTTCGGTCTCCCGGTCGCTCCAAAACCTGAGATCCCGGCTGTCCCCCCGGCGGCTACGATCCCGCCCGTCGACATACCCGAGACCCCTGAGAGCGAACCTCCAACGATCCCGGCACCGTCGGTATCGGTCCCGGCACTCGATACCCCGCTCCCGGTCTCGGTGACGAACTGGGATCAGATGGTCGCCCGGAGCGATGTACAGGAGCCCAAAACCCCGAACTCTCCCGACCTCCCGGCAGTCAATGTGCCGGTCGTCGAAGTGCCCTCCGCGGAGGTCCTGGTCCCAGGGAATGAACCTTCGACACCGACCGAGCCGCCGGGTCTGGAAGCCCCCGCCCTCCAGGAGCCCGATGTGCCCGACCCGCTCCCCACCCTGACGATCGTGTGGCCGGACCTCCTGGCCACTCTCCCGGAGCCCAAAGTCTCGGAGCCCGTTGTGGACGCCCCGGACGTTGTCGTGCCGGCGGTTGGGGTTTCGGTTCAGGAGATCCCGGACATCCCCGAACCGACAGTGCCCGAACTGTCGTCGCGCCCGATACCGCCGGCGTTCGATCTCCCGATCCCGGTCACGGTGATCAACTGGCCCGATACTCTGAAACCGGTACCAGCGGTCCCGCTGACAGAGGAAGAACGTGTCACACCCGCCGACAAGGAACCGGATGTCGACGAGGAGTTTGTCGACCTCCCCGAACCGACGATCGTGTGGCCGGACCTCCCGAAGATCCAGATCCCGAAGATCCAGATCCCGGACATCGTGGCGGCCGCCATGCCCCCGGACCCAGATGCCGGCGCACTGGCGCGGATCCTCGGCCTTATCGGTGGGGGAGAGACCCGCGTAGTGGTCGAACTCGACGGTTACGCGATCGGGGAGACCCTGTTCCGGACCTGGAACCGTCGGACGGGAGGCGCGCTGAATGGCTGATCTCATCGTCACGATCAGCGGGCAGCCGGCAGCCTACCGCGCCGGCACGCTCTCGATCTCCGGGTCGCTCGGCACCCGGACGGTGGCGACGTTTTCGACGGTCGATCATCCTCCGTTTGCCACCACCGTTGAGGTGGGGCAGGTCGTGGAGATCCGGGATGAGACTGGGTCCCTCATTTTTGCCGGCACGATTGACAGTATCGATGAAGAGATCGATCCTGCAGAAACTGTCCGGTTCAAGCGAGTCGCGTGTGTCGACTACAACCAGATCGCGGATCGGCATCTCGTCGCTTACGTCTACCAGCCGGACGATCTGACACCGACGCTCTATGCCGGCGACGTGATCAAGGATATCGTGGCCCGGTTCTTTATTTACGGCGGCGTCACGGAAGGTATCGATACCTCGAACGTCGAGGACGGGCCCGAGATCGAGAAGTTTGTGTTCAACTACGTGCCGGCAAGTCAGGCGTTCGACGATATCGCAGATCTGACAGGATACGTCTGGTATATTGATTACGAGAAAAAACTCTATTTTACCCCACGGGATAAATACGAGGCACCGATCGTCATCGGAGGGAAAACGCAGAATTGGAGGAACATGAAGATCACCGAGTCCCGCGACCTCTACCGGAACCGGCAGATCGTCCGGGCCGGGACGGCGCTTACGGATCCTCGAATCGATACCGTGGTCGCAGCAGAGGCTGACCAGAAACTTTTCGAGGTGCCATTCCCTGTCGGCACGGCGTCGGCGGTGACGGTGAACAGCGTCGCGAAGACGCTCGGCGTCAACGGGCTGCACGAGGGCCGGGACTTCTATTGGTCCTATGGATCGAACGTCCTGACGGCCGAGATCGCGCCCGGGGTCGGGGCTGTGATCGCGCTGACGTATCAAGGCATGTTCCAGATCCTCGTGGACGAACGGATCGACGCGGAGATCCTCGCCCGACGTGCACTCGAGGGCGGCACCGGAGTCTACGAGGCGATCGCAGACGATCCGGCGATCAATATGCAACCGGTCGCGGTGCAAAAGGCGTTGGCCTACCTGCGGAAACACGGCGTGATCCCGCAGACGGTTCGGTTCGAGACCGATTGCCCGGGTCTCCGGCCGGGGCAACTCATTACGATTAAGTTCGTGTCCGCCGGGTTGAACGACTACTATCTGATCGAGTCGGTGAACATGCGCGACCTGCAAGGTCGGATCAACCGGTATCAGGTATCGGCGGTCTCCGGGGATGCGCTCGGCGGTTGGCTCGAATGGTTCAGCGCGTTGGCGCGGCAGGCACAGAAGTTTGTCCTGTATGACGAGGATCAGGTATCGATGCTGAGAGAAATAACTGATACCGTCAGAGTGTACGACATATCTCTAGAGGAACCGTTGGGGACGGTTGACCGAAAACCAGAATCACGAGTAGATAATGCGTGCGTAGGGTTTTCGGAGACAGATTGGGTGCATTGACATGAAAGATACACTAATTGTTAGGGACAATGTAGTGGTGGA